TATCATATAACGGAAAAACATCGTCTTCCATTATAAGAAAATAATTAGGATTGTCTTCTTTTTGTTGTTGTTGTTTCTGTCTCTTTTGCTTCTTTATATAGTTTTTATATATATATTTACAACACATTATATGACTTAAAGCGCACCCAATTACAGATTTTGGTGTATAATTTAACGCAAAATTAGAGACGTATTTTTTATAGCTAGTTTTAAAGTGTTCATCTTTTAAAGCATTTACTCCGCTAAATCTCTCACTAACTAATCCTAATTTTAATAATTCTGCTGCTTGTTTAATATAATTAGTTTTATAATCATCTAAATTTATTGTAAAAGATTTTAGATTAGTATAGCCATATTTTATTACATAATTTGGACTATTATATTTAGTCATAAGTTAATAATACTAATTTCATACTTTTATATAAATATAGTTCATAATGTTTATAAATTATAATGTTTATAAATTATAATGTTTATAATTAGTACTATTTAAATATCTAAGCTTACTATATTTTTATCACTTTTTTGCCGCCGTTTTGATTTTGTCGGTATTCTTGCGTTAGTTAAATCTTTAAAATCATCTATACTAATTGTGCTTGATTCATTGTTATAAGCATTAGCATTAGTGTTTGAGTCTGTTTGTTTAGCTTTTAGACCATTTAATAATGAAGATATGCTTTGACTTTGACTTTGATTTTGAGGAGTTGTTATACTTGGACCTCTCATTTCTGGTCGCGTTATTCTCTCTTGTTCATATGGATTTGCTTCATTATTTGTTATATCAATTCCACGAGCAGAATTAATATCAGGACGATTAGCTAAATTAGGCATGCGTTGGCTGCGCTCTGGCAATTTTGTTTCAACAGACATTGGCGGAGGACCAGAGTTTACATTTGGAGGCATAGTGCTTCCAAATCCTGGAGTATAGCCGTTAGTATTGTTATTTGATGATCCATTGTTTCCAGCAAAAAGTCCATTCATAAAACCACCAAACCCAGGATTAGTTTGCCCCATAGTATTAACAGCTGCTTGTGTAAATTGTTTCATTAATTCAGGATTTTGTCTCATAATATCATCCATACCTGGCATAGAAGATTTGAATAATGTATTAGACATATGAACCATTACAGCAGAACCACCTAATTGAAACAATAATTTCAATTCAGGAGACATTTTTGCCTTAGACTTATATTTTTCGTGTAATTCGGCAAAAATATCATCATAATCATCTATATTTTCATTTATTTGTTCGCCCCAACCATCTAATTTTATATCAAATGGATCAAATTTGCTATTTAAAAATTCTAATCCAGTTATACAAGCCATCATCATTTTGCCTTGAAACTTGATCGCGTTTGATTTCTCTTTTTCCGCAATAATAGTTTCATATTCACCAATCATTTCATCTAAATCAGAATCCATAGTGTAACGTTTAGACAAGCTTATGCCTTTTTTCTCTAGGTCATCTAACTTTCGCACATATTTGAATTTTTCACGCAACTCTTCTTCCTTTGTTAGTTGGGGTTTTTGTTGAGCTTGCTCTAAATTTATTGGAATGTTGTTAAATTTACCATAACCATCCCAAGTTTTTGTTTCATTCATATTTGCCGTTGATTTACCTAAATTATTTGTATCATAGTTTGCAGAGTCAACATTTTGCATAACAGGTTTAACATTTTCACCATCTACTTTGCTTGAACCAAATAAATCACCAAATATTGATTTTTTGGTTGTAGTGCTTTGTCCAAATTTTATTTCTTTTTTAGTGTCACTATCTTGATAAAATGGTTTTTCTGGTTCTTTAGTTTGTTCAGTGTCACTTATGTTAGATGCTAGATTATTTAATTCACTCTCTAAATTTGTAATATCTTCAATATCAATTGAAGAGCTCGCTTTTTTGTCATTTTTATTTTTAACATTCATTAATAGTTCAATACCTCCACCAAAATTTGAGGTAGGCTTGCTTTTAACTATATCATCATTGTCAAATGATTCGTTAAATTTGAAATCTGGAATGCTAAAGCTATCAATATTTAAAATTTCTGGCTCTATTTCGACTATTTCCATTACTCCTATTATGATTTAAATAGAAGTTTAATTTTTAAATACTCCGCAAACAATATTAATATAATTAATTATTTAATTAATTAATTAATTAATGTAAATTATTAAATTGTTAATATAATTAAATTGTTATTATAATTTAATTCTTAATATTAATATAATAATAAGCTTGTAAAAAACAGTCAGCTAAGTCATCTTTTTTTGAATGTTCAGAAAAAAACGACACCTCATTAGACATATTATATTTTTTTAATACTTCTTTTGTATGAAAAATACTTAATTTTTTTCTTTGCGCATAAGTAATTTTATTAGTATTAACGCTTGAATTGCTTATATCTTTTAAAAAGGATTTCAATTTATTAGTTGCGGAAATAAAGTGTATATTATAATTGTTAGAATTTATAAAGTATTGCGCTATCATACCTTGAATTGTTTTCATCCGATTAGCGATTGGACTTATTTGATTTTCTAAGATTATTTTATCTAATGTCAATATATTGTAGTCTTTAAATAGTTCATTTAATCGATCCTTAATATTAATTCCAATATGAACCAAGTTCATAGTATTTGCACTGACGCTTTGAACTGCTTCTAAGCAATGACTATTTAAATGAGCTTCTAATAATACAATTAACATGGATTTTTTTATAGACTTATCAAAAACTAGTTTATATTCGTCTGCCAGTGCACTAAGCTTTTTAAGTGATAGTTTATGTAACGTTGTAATATTACATAATGGGATGCTATAGGCTGTTTTTTTTGCGTGTATTTTACAATAATAAGTACTATTTTTAAAAAATGCCGGTTTGTTTTTACATAAGTGGTGTGCGCAATTATTATTGTTGCTACATAAATTTATTACATCCCATTTTATTATTTTAAAATCATTAGCTTCATTAGCTTCATTTGTTTCGATTATAATAAATGCTAAATTCTTTATACCAATATCTATACTTAATAATTTCATAGTTATATAATACTTGTTTAAATAAGTATTATATAGTTATTTGTAAAGTTAGTACACACTAATTAACGTAACGCAGCTACGCATATGGAGTAATGTATTCTTGAAATATAGTATAAAATCATATTACTTAAGAACGACATAAAATATGCGCCCATCGCATATTGAGTATTCTTTCTAAATAAACCCAAAATAAAACCTATAAGCGCGGCAATGGCAAAAAACAAACTGATTAGTCCAAGATAGTAAAATAACATACAATGGTCGCGACTAAGAGGAGTCATCAAATTATCGAAAAAATTCATATTTTTATATAATAATAATATAATAAAAATATAATAAAAATATAATAAAAATATAATAAAAATATATTAAATATATTGTTAAAAATATAACAACAATTCTTTAAATTACTTTTTATTAATTACTAATAATATACTTTGTAACATGTTTTTGCGCGTCTAATTGTTGTTGGCTTAAATATATATTTTTTAAGTTGCTGGTTTCATAACCATATGGCTGATCGCGTGTCAAAGTAGACATAAAAATATATGGTGTTTTACTAGTAGCATTATTTGAATTTGTGCTATTATAATAAGGACATACACTACATTCATTACAGGCAATTAATTGATTATTTTTAATTAGCGCATTACTATTTGTTTGTAAATATTTTCTATAATCACTATTTGTTCGTATATTATTTCTATGTTTCAAAACATTATCATTTAAAACAGATGAATTATAATCGCTAAATAATCTTGAGTCGTCCATTAATGGTGGATAATTAAAATGAATGTTATTTGAACCATTATAACAAGTTCCCCAACTCATAAAATTAATATTATATAGTAATAATATTAATTTTTATAATATTAATCTCTAAATTAATAACACTAAATAATACTAAATAAAGTTCTCTAAAACAAATCTCTATTTACTTTTCCAGGTAGTCCATGTCCGAACACAATCATATATATTAAAGCTAGCGCTGCCAATAATATACTTCTATTTTCCGCAACAACATGTCTCTGTTTAAGACCATATATCATTAGTACATATAAAACGAACCCAATTATTATAGAATGTACTAACATCATTAGTCCAGACTCCATTTTTATATATATTAACTATACAATTTATTTTTGTAATAACTAACTCATTTTTTTTTAATTTTAATGCCTCCTCATTATCTAGTATATTTTTTGTAACAACAAGTGCTCTTAATTCATCTATTCTCATTTTGCTATAATTCTTTTTTTCTACTTTTTGTGTTGTTTCTAAATTATTTTCTAAAGTAATTACTTTCGAACTAATTTCTAAATCTTTATTAAAATCACTTAATACAATTGGTAAATTTTTAATAAATATATCTTCATCATTATTTAAATAATTTGAAGTACTACTAACTTCAACTAGTTCTACATTATTATTTTCACTAGTATTAGTATGTGTTTGGCTTGATTGAATCGTTTCAAAAAATTCTTTATTAAGTGTTACTGGTTCTTTTATATCAAACACTTTGGTATTTTTAGTGTCATCATCGTGATGGTCATCAGCATCATCGTCATCATCATCATCATCATCATCGTCATTTTCATCGTCATCGTCATCATCATCGTCATCATCTTCTTCTTCGTCATCATCTTCTTCTTCGTCTTCTTCGTCTTCTTCGTCTTCTTCGTCTTTCTCATCATCTGAAACATTTATTTTGTTTTCTATATTTATTTTTTTTATTAAATTATCATTATTTGTGATATTAGAAATATCATCATCGCATTCTTCATAGCTGCATACGCCATAGCTAGATATTCCATTATTAGTTCCTGATTTATTTATTAAACATAGTCGAGCCATTTGATTATTGTAATTTACTATAAAATTTTGTAATATTTTACCATGTTCTATTATACTTCTTTCTAATAAATTAAGTCTCCGATAACAATATAACATTATTGATCCTCCTATTAATAACAATAATCCTAATGTTAATAAAAATCCAGAATCTATAAACTTAAATAATTGTAACATTTATATTATACTTAAATTATATTATTTTAAGTATTGTTTAACGAATTAATATTAATTCATTCCGTTAATTATATTTTCTGGAAATGCCAAGTCTTTAAGCACTTTTTGTGCTCCTTTTACTTTTGATACTCCTTTTTTTATTTTATATGTATATACAAAATCTTTGTCTTTTTTCAATACATTCATACAATAACAGTTGTTTTGCTTCTTTAATTTCCTACATAATTTTGTATAATGTGTCGTTAAAATATAATCTAAATTGCTAAACTTATTTAAATATGTTAAATAACTTAATGAAGAACTTAAAGCCTCTTCAGGATTTGTTCCGCTATAAAGTTCATCAAATACACAAAAATGATTTTGCTCTTTGTTACTTTCAATGTTATCTAATATATTTTTACATTGTCTGGCTTCTGCTTGATATAAACTATCACGACCACCTGTATCTGGAATATTTATATAACAGTGTATATAATCATACAGTTTTACTTGTGCTTTATCAAAAAATCCACATCCAATTTGTTGACATAATATAATATTAAATAAACTAGATTTTAAGATGGTTGTTTTACCTGAAGCATTTGGGCCTGTAAGTATTAAATTTTTATCTAAACAATACGAATTTTTTACTATTATTGGATTATCTAATGTTGCCGTTTCTTTTGTATTTAAATATTGAATAACATTTAAATTAGCATAATATGCGTTAGTAAATTTTGTAGGATTAGTATTAGAGCTATTATAAGAACAATAATTCAATATATTTTTACTTACAAATTCTTGCAACTTTTCAATATTTTTAATATATCCATTAAAACCAAATGAAAAATGTAAGCTTGTAATAAATGTCTTATCTTTATTTAAAGAATAAAAACATTTCATTAACTGTCCTAATTCGGTAAGTTTATAAATATTTAATTTATATGGGTGTAACTTTGTTAATTCATTGTAATAAATGGTAAAAATTGTGCTATTTTTTCTTAGCTCCTCATTAAACAATTTATAACTATTTAAATACTTTGAATACTTCAAAAAATTAGTATATTTATGTAATGCGTTACTTATATAGTCTTTTAGATCAAACAATGTATTATTTATATATTTAATATTTTTAAAATATTTGATACAGCTTGTAAAATTTAAATACAATTGAAAAATATAAAATCCAAAACTAAATAATAAATAAAGTTTGTTGCTAACTGTTGTTTCGCTAAATGAACTAAATAACTGACCTATAATATGATTGGCAAATACTTTCTTTAAATGCTCAAAATATAAATCAAAAGTTATAGCATAACCCTGTAATTTAATTATAAAAAATGGCAACAATAAAAATATGATTGGAATTAACAGTGAAAATACAGGACTTGAGAGATTATATATACTTAAACATTGCAATAATATACTGTTATTATTATATTTATCTAATAGCGGAATATCAATATATTGATAATTATTAACAAACCCATTATCATATATAATTTTATTACAATTAGTATATAACTCTTCTTCTTTTGTTATGTTAGTATCATCGGCAAAATTCACTTTTTTAATAGATTTGTAATTTTTCAATAAATATTGGCTTTCTAGTAAAAACTCTTTATCAATTGTATAATAATTAGACCATCTATTTAAAATGTTCTTTTCAAAAATATTTGTCGGATCAAACACATGATAATATAAATTATAAACACCTGAATTATTATTAGAACTTGGGTTATTTGCAGAGTCATCTTCTTTTGTCACTTTTAATTCTAAATCACTTATTATATTATTATTAAGTAGTTTGAGTTTTGATTCTTCTAAATATTCTATTGGTAACTTAAAGCAATCATTGTAATCAGCGGAGCTATTCTTTTCTTGGTCGTCATAAAAACTTAATACAGTTGATAAAATATTCATTGTGTTTATTAATATTAATACTATACTTTATATATATTAATAAAACGAAAATAATTAAAAGAATAAAACTATTATTAATAATACTATGATTAGTTACACTAGTTCATTTATTAGTGAATATTATTTATCATTAGAAAATAAAACTTTAGACATTCAATTATTAGAATGTCTAAATTCAATATTAGAAACAATAAATAATGATATTTCATTAAATATTATTGATAATGATAACGATTTTAGATTTAAAAAAACAAAATTAAAAGGTAAAACTAATGATAATTATTATCAACAATCTAATTCTTATAATAACAATAACAATAGCACTAGTCGCTCTAATAACAATAACAATAACACTAGTCGCTCTAATAGTGTTAAAAAGAAAGAAGAAACTAGAACCAAAATAGAGTTAGTTAAAAGCACAATTAAAAGTATATTAAATAAGCTAGCCCCATCTAATTATGCTAAATTAGAGCAAGAGCTAATAATAATGTATATGCAATTATTAACAAATTGTATAGAAAGTAATAACAATGAAGATATTAATTATATAGATAATTATATTATAACATACATATGTTATAATAATGTAAGTTATAGCACCATTTATAGCGACATATTATTTTCAATATTTAATGTATACTATAATAAAAATTACAAATTAGAAACAATAACACTATATAATTTATTACAAAAATATTATAATGAGTTTTTAGATTTTGATACTATTATTAAATACAATAGTACTAATATATGTGATGATTTTGTTATAAATAAAAACAATGATAAATATAAGTGTTTTATTATTTTTATAATAAATTTGTATAAGCATATAAACATTAGTTTACTAGACCCACTAAATAACGAGAAGCAAGAGCTTTATACTAACTTTTTCATAAATCACAATTCTATGAAGTCAACACTTTCACACTTTACTGAATTTTTTATAAAAAATTTAGAATTAGAAAATAATAAACTATATTGTGAAACAATACAAGAATTTTTACTAATATTTTGTAGCGAGTTGTTTAAAATTAGCAAAGTTATTAAACTAGCAGACCACAATATAAATATATTATGTAGTCTAGTTAATTCATTTAAGTTGTTATTATTAAACAATACTAGCTATCCTAGTTTTACAACTAAAATTAAATTTAAATTAATGAATATATGTGACAAATATGATGAACTTATCAAAAATTAGTTTTTTTTAGATTATAAAATAGTTTATTTTATAATAGTTTAAACATTTCATATAAAATAATTTATATTATATAATGGTAGTCTCCAACATTAATAATACAATTAAATATGAAGAGACTAAAGCTATAGCAAGTAATGATATTGACGTAGAATCTAGTATATATTCGGCAAAAATATATGATAAAACTATACAATTTGTATTAGGACTAGCACAATTTGAGCATAAAAGTAAAAATATTGTATATTTTAATATTTATTTAGCAAATAATGGATTTGTAATAGCTAAAATTGGAATATATGAAACATATAATAATATGTATTCTTCGCTATTAGATGATGATGGTGATGTTGACTTATCTAAAATGTCCGAACCACTATTGTTTTCATTTGCCAAATCTTTAATTAGTTCATTACCTAATGATACTAGTGTATTATCTGATGACGATGATGACGATGATGACGATGATGAAGATGAAGATGAAGACGAAGATGAAGAAACAGATGCTAACGATGATACAGGCAAAAAAGTCGCTCTATTACCAACAAAACCAACTTTTGATATAATGGCTTTAGCAAGTCAAACAAAAGAAGAAAGCGACTATGAAATCAGTAAATATGTTGAAGACCCAACCCATAATTGGGTAAATAAATATTTGAAAAGTGTAAAATATTCAATAAAAGGAAATGAGGGAGGTGGTGATTGCTTTTTTGCCTCATTACGGGATGGATTAAGATCAGTCAAAATTGAGACATCAGTAAAAGCTATTCGCGAAAAATTGGCAAATGAAGTCGACGAAACAGTATATGCTACTTATTCTGAATTTTTCAAATTGTTTTATGGTGGTATGAAAACCTCACAAACTAAGCTTAAAGAATTTAAGAGCAAGCATAATACAATTAAGAAACTAATTGGCGGAACAATTGATGGACAAACTAAGAAAAACTTGATTGATGACGCTAAGACTAATTTTAGTAAATATAGTGCCACAAATCAAGAGTCTGATGAATTTCAAGAACTAGTGGAGGAGTTTGCCTTTATGCAAGATGTAAATGATGTTAAAGATCTTAAAAAAGTAATTTCAACTGTTGGTGGTAAATATTGGGCAGATAATTGGGCAGTTGTTACTTTAGAAAGACTATATAATGTAAAGTTTGTTATATTATCACAAACTCATTTTTTGGAAGGTGAAAAAGAATTGGTGTTACAGTGTAGCGAAGCAGATAAACAAATAATGGCAAAAGGATTATTTGAACCGTCGTATTATATTATGCTTGATTATTTAATAAGTAAACATAGCAGTCATTATACACTAATTACTTATGATAAAAATATAGAGCGTGGCGCTTTTACATTTAACGAACTACCCTATAGAATAAAGGAGCTAATTTTAGAAAAGTGTATGGAAAAAATGGCTGGATTATATGTATTGATACCCGATTTTATACAATTTGCTAATAAAAACGGAATAACAACATCTAGTACTAGCACAAAATCTGATTCTTTAGTTGGAACCAGTCCTAATACAAAATATTATAATAAGTCAATAGTTATTCAAATATATAATAAGTCTAGACACGTAAAAATAGGTCAAGGAAGTGGAGAAAGTATTAATCCCGAATTAAAAACAGCCAAAAATATATTAGAGCTTAACAACAATAAAGAATATGTTGATTGGCGCAAAAAGTTAGACTCTCAATATTTAGTTCCTAATTTAGTAATTGATGGAAAGAACTGGTCTAGTGTTATGCATTATATGTTGGCCGCTAGGTTTAAACCAAGTGTCGAGTTATATAATAAATTTACTAAAGATGGTCAAGTTGGTTCAAATATTGATGATGCCCATAAATTATATAATTCTAATATTTCAAAAAAATCACTTGGTTCTCTAGTAATAGGTGAAGAAGAATTTGCTAAAATGAAATATGGATTGTTGGAAAAGGCGCAATATGCTAAATTTACACAAAATGAAACTTTGGCAAAAATATTGTTATTAACAGGGCAAGCATTAATCAATGTTTACAAACCAGGAAAAGGGGGTGGTATATATCAAGATAATGAATTAATGAAAGTGCGAAGTTTATTAGCAAGTCCAAAACCAACATTCGAGTTAAAACCAAGACAATAATGTTTTTTATTAATTATTATAATTGAAATAAATAATTTAATACTAACTTAGTATTAAATTATATTATATTATATGACTTATACTTTGTTAATTGTTGAGTCTCCAGCAAAATGTGGCAGCATAGAATCATTTTTAGGACAAGGCTATAAAGTGATTGGTTCGTATGGTCATATTACACATCTCTCAAGTTTAGAACAAATAAACATTAGTGCTAATTACAAACCTAACTTTAAATTAATTGAAAGCAAGCAACCGCAAATAGCCAAAATCAAGAAAGCAATAAATGGATCACAAGAAGTTATTTTGGCTACTGATGATGATCGCGAAGGCGAAGCTATTGCCTGGCATATAACACAGGTCTTTAACTTAGATGTGACAAAAACTAAGCGCATAATATTTCATGAAATTACTGAAAATGCAATCAAAGTTGCTTTAGCAAATCCAAGAACAATAAATATGAATATTGTTTATGCGCAACAAGGTCGCCAAATTTTAGATTTACTTGTTGGATTTACTATTACTCCATTATTATGGAAATCTATAGCGGCAAATAGTAAAAATTCGCTAAGTGCCGGGCGTTGTCAAAGTCCCGCGCTGCGCCTAGTGTATGATAATTATAAAGCAATTAAAGAGTCTCCTGGAACACTTAGCTTTAATAGTATTGGCTATTTTACTGACAAAAATATTGAATTTGTATTAAATAAAAATCATAATAGTCATACTTCAATAAATGAGTTTTTAGAATTAAGCACAATACACGATCATATATTAAGTAAGGCAAGCGAGAAAACGCTTATACAAAGTCCACCATCTCCTTTTAGCACATCCACACTTCAACAAGCAGCAAGTAATAGCTTACATATTTCACCTAAAGAAACTATGAGCTATGCGCAAAAATTATATGAAGATGGACTTATTACTTATATGAGAACACCCAGTAAATCTTATTGTCATGATTTTATTGAACAATGTAAAGCGTTTATTAGTGTAAAATATGGTGCTTATTATGTTGCTAATTATGATGACTTAAAAGCGCTAACTTGTTGCGCAGCAATGTCTTCAACATTAGAAGAGGCACACGAGGCAATTCGCCCTACAAATATAGCACTTGAAACACTTGACAGCGCACACTATAGCGCAAAACACATTAAGTTATATAAACTAATATATACTAATAGTTTGGAAAGTGTTATGTCTAATGCTTGTTATAATCAACTTAATGTGTCTATTAGTGCACCACATGACTCTCATTATAAATATTGTGCTTTAGAAAATACTTTTTTAGGTTGGAAAATTGTTAATAATAATAAGA